CTTTCTTCTCAAATCTGCCAGCGTTACCGCCGCCAACCCGTCCGACCTGACCGCATCGGCCAGCGATATTTCGCCGTCGTGCAACATCTGTCCGATGCCGTGGCCGAACTGCTCCTGCAATTGCGGCAACGTGCGGCCTTTTACCCAATCTTCCCCGGTTATGCCGTGAAACGGTGCGGCCAAATCAAACACAAATACCAGCCGCGAACGGCAATTCGGATGCAGCGGAGGCCGTCTGAACGGGTAGGTATGATCGACAGGCTGTTTTTTCTTATCCCACACCAGCCCGTGCCGCGCCGTACACATGCCGCTTGTATGGCCGTCCAACACCGCCACATGCCGCCAGCCTTTAACCAGCGGGTTGATGCTGCCGAAAGCGTAATGCACCGCCCCTTGGATGCTCCCCGCCCATGTCCGCGTCAGCGTCCGAAGCTGTGCGGCCTGCCGTTTGAACACATCGGCCACATCGTCAAAGGATGCCCCGTCTGCCGCCGCCAGCCGTACCGTGCGCTTCAAAACATCAAACAGCCCGCGCCGTTGCGCCGCCACCGCTTCGGATAAGGTCAGGCCGCCGACCAGTGCGTGCGCGGACAAATCGGCCAGCCTTGCGGCAGGCAACGGCTTTACCGCGCCATCAAGCACATACACTGCCGACAAGCCACCCAGCCACCACAACAGCCACTCATGTTCGTCTGCCACTACCTCGGTTTGCACCTCCTGCACCATCCCGCCAATCAGGCCGTAGTAATGCGCCAGCACCGCGTCGATTTCAAACAACAGCCTTTCCAAATCCCGACGGTTCAATGCAGACAACTCACGGCGGCGCAGATTCGCTTCAACTTCCTCCTGCATCCTTTCCAACTGCCGCAGCGCATCACGGGCGACGGAACGCTCGAAACGCATCAAATCAATCTGCCGCGTCAGAAGGTCATGTATTGCCTGCTCGTCGATATTCATTCAGACGGCCTTTCTTCGTCCCGCTTGCCGCTAAAGTCCAACCCCGCCGCCGACTGGCTGTTCAGCCGTGCCGCCTCGTCTTCCCATTTCAGATAATCCGACAGCAGGCCGCGCCGTTTGGCCTCCTCGAACAACGTTTCATTGCTCAAAACGCCCGCCGCGTTCATGCGTACCAGCACGTCCACGCTCGATTCGGGGTTGCCGTTGTCGTCTATGCTGCCCGATATTTCCACCGCGCCGCCGTCATCCAACCCGTGCCACGCCGCCATCATGTCCAGCACGCGGCCGATTGCGTCTTCCAACAGGTTGGCGTAATGGCGCAGCAGGCTGATTTCACGCCCCGCCTCATCACGCGCCTGACTCTCGGTTAAGGCCAGCTTGGTTCGTGTCAGCAGCTTCGCGCCGGCCGCCTGCATGTCCGTTTCCAGCTTCTCAATTGCCGTAACGCCTGCGGAAATGGCCGCCCCCGAATGCTCGACGTAATTCAACTCGCCGTCTGCGCCGACGCTTATCATATTGCCTGCGGCGGCCACCACATTCTGCACATCCTCGCTGCCGCGATACTGCAACAACGGGACGCGCACATAATGGACAATATTGTCTTGGTCGGACTGGCTCTGCCAATGCTTCACATTCAAATAGGCAAGCTCCATCAACGGCGGACGGCCTGCAAAAAAGCCTGTCTTTTCCAACACCAAATCAACCACCGGAACAAACCCCAGCGGCTCGCCGTTGCGTGACTGGTCGCCCTCACTGTGAATCAACCACTCGCCGTCTTTGTCCATGCGGTAACGCCTGACGCGGCCTGCCTCATGTACATTGATTTGCTCTACCGTCCGTTCGCCGAAATCGCCGTCATATTCCGTAACCGCCTGACGGTATCGGAACTGCGTACAAACCGGCCGCCCCTGCCGCATCTCATAACGGAAACCCAGTACATCAGAATTGCGCACGAAAACCGCATAAGGCCGCAAGCCCAATGCCTTTTCCTCCGCCTTCGTCCTTGCCTTGCCGTCCGGGTAGTCCACCAGCACATAACTGGCCCCCTTGGCCAGCGCATCGGCAAACCATGCGGCACAAAACACATTCAGGGCGTTGTTTTGCAGGTCGAAGTTTTGCAGGTAGTCTTTCAGGCCGTCTGAAACCTTATCCGTGCCTATATCGCGGAAGAAAACCCGCCCGACCATCTGGCCGATGGTTTCCTTCAGAACCGGCAGAAGCGTGGACGTACCCAGCCGCGTCTGATAGCCGTCGTCTTCTTCCTGCGGCCATTGCGGAAGATACATCTTGCCTGCCGCCCGCATTGCCTCCGTACCGCCCAACAGCGCGTCAATCATCACGCCGTGGCCGTGCATCTTGGCCACAGCGGCGGTTTTACTTGAAACACCCATAAATAACACCTTTCGGACGGCCTATTTCAGCGCGGTCAAAATGTCCGCCAATTTCCATATCAGTGCCGTTGTCGGGGTCATCAGTATCAAACCCCATGCAAGGCGGCGCATCACTTTTGATTTTTCCAACAATTCCGCCACTTTCCTTGCCTCCGTGTTTACGTTAAAATCCACCTATGATTTTTCCTTAACAGTGATAAGGTTAAATACAGAAAACCCGCAGAGTTGCCGCCCTGCGGGTTTTCGTTTTTTCAGACTGCCTATTTCAAAACACTGGCCAAAGGCGCGGCCATCAAGGCGAACAAGCCTGCCGACACCATCAGAATGGCAATGCCGATACACGCCCGCACAAACGGGCTGGCGTAAATTTCCACTTTCATTCCCTCCTTCGGGTGCATTTCCAATTTGGTTTTGCTATACTTCATCCATGTTCTGCCTTTCCGTATCAAAGGTTTCAGAAACAGAAAACCCGCAAAGATTCGCGCCTTTGCGGGTTTTCGCTTTGTTCAGACGGCCTCACAGCCTGAAGCCGACACGCGCCAACTCTCCACGCTTGACCATCAATTCGTTAAAAGCCCGGCTCAAACAGTCGATTTGGTCGTCATGCTGCCCGTTTGGAAACATCCGCATTTCCGCAATCAGCGCGTCCGTATCCCATGTACCGTCATCCAACACCATCACATTACCGATATTGACCTGCGCCGCGAACGGCTCGGCGCGTGTAACCTTATCGCCCGATTCGGGGCTTGAGGTTACAGAAAAACCCGCCAGTTGGCGGGTTAGATACAGGGTTTGCGACTTACCCGCCTGTCCGGGGTCTTGCGGGATGGATATTTTCGTTTTCACGCCGTCTTTTTGCGCCGTATTGCGCAATATCCTGTCCCTTTCGTCTGCACCATATTGGCCGCGCACAATGTTGGCGATGATGTACCGCCCGTCTTCGGTAACGCCCAACCTGCCACCGGCTGTGTAGTCGCCGTCGTTTGCGGTCGAAGCCAAATCCCACGCGCGGATCCATCGGATATTCCCGGCGGGCAAGGCTTTCACAAATTGCAGATTGTCAGGCTTGAACGTACCGCCGTCAGGCGGCGCAGGCCTTTGCAAATACTGACCGGCGAAGACATACGGCGCGGCCTGTTCCATGCGGCGCAATGTTTCGATATCGTGCTTTTCAGGCCACAACGCTGTGCCGTCGTCTTCAATCGCAGGTAAGCACAAGTGCTCCCATTCTTCGCCGTTGCCGCCATTAAGCAGCCAGCCCGCAATATCGTTTTCATGCAGCCTTTGCATAATCACGACAATCGGCGTATCAGGGCTGTTCTTCCGTGATTCCAGCGTGTTTTGAAACCAGTCGATAACGTTTTGCCGCCTAACCTCGCTTCGCGCTTCATCGGCCTTATGGAGGTCGTCCAGTATGATTGCGCCGCCGAATCCCTCGCGGTGTTTGCCCGCGCCGAAACCGGTAATCGTACCGCCTGTACCTGTTGCATACATCACGCCGCCCGCAGTCGTCTTCCAATGATGGCTACTCTCGCTTGCCAGTGCGAAATCGGGAAATATCGCCCGATACTCTTCGTGCTGCACAAGATTCCGAATCTGCACGGAGTTGCTTACGGCCAGCGTTGCCGAATAGCTCGCGTGGATAAACTCGCAATCAGGCACGCGCCCCATCGCCCATGCGATAAAGTTCACGACCGCGATTTCCGTTTTCGAGTAGCGCGGCGGAATATTGATAATCAGGCGTTTCATTTCGCCGTTGAAAACACGCTCAAGCGCATCGCAAATTAGGGCGTGATGCCGTGCCCTTTGCCAAATATACCCACGCCTTTGATAAAACATCCAACGCGTGAACATGTATAGATTGATTGAACTTAAATCGCGGATAACCGAGATTTCTTCTTTACTGAATTGCCCAAATGCCATTTTATTTTAAATTCATTCGAAAGGTTAATTAAAAATGGCATTAAATCTAGTCAACAGATTAGCATTTCATGCTACACCTTTCCCAAAACCTCTTGCGCTATCTTGCGGTATTCTTCAGCGTCAAGCCGTACCGCAGGCCGCATGCTGCCATCACTTGATTTAACGTCAATTTCCGACTTGTCGCCGTACTTCTTCGGCGCAATCTTTGAAGCCGCCCATTTGCGGGCATCTATCTGCAATTTGGCTTTTGCCACTGACGCGCTTTCCGCTTCTACACTATCGGCAATCTCGATAATCTCTTCGGCGAAATAGTCTGCCTGCTTATCTCTTGCGCGCGCGTATTGGTCTTGAAAATCAATGTGTTCATTAAGCCAGCGATAAACCGTGCCCCTAGCAGGCATTCCACTGGCCGTGCAAATAGCCCGCAAACTCATACCATTAGACAACTGTTCACATATTTTTTCAGCTATCTCTTGGTTATATTCTGTCGGTCGCCCGACGGGGCGTTTCTTATCGCTCATATCGAACCTCCAAAAAAATCCCCGCACCAATCAGGCGCGGGGCTAGAACCACAACATTAGGAAACTGAGGCGCGACCCTCTGGCGATTGGGAGCGTCCGCAATCCTCTCCCTCAGCGTGTTTCAACACACAGCCGCCTGAAGGCGGCTGGCCGGCCGGAGAACCCTCCAACCCAAAATTTCAGACAGCCTGAAACAAATCGGGCTGCAACAGGTTCACTTCGCACTGCCTGATTTTGGCGGCAATATAGTGCTTTTCCTGCTTACGCAGATTCAAATCACGCCCTGCATGACTGCCGCGCGCAAACGACGCCGTTTCCTGATTGCGCCATGCGTCCAATTCCGCCTGCACTTTCGCCCGCACCGCTTCGCCACGGTTCCAATAATCGTGCAGCACCAAAAAACACTCTTCCTGATACCGCTCCACCGTTTCCCGCAAATCGGCGCGGACTTTGGCGGCATTGATACTGAACAGCCAGCCGTTCAGCTTCTTCAGCGGGATATAGATCATTTCCTGCATCTCGCTGGAAGTGGGAGTATTCATAAGAATACAGCCATATTTCTTAACGTTTTTTTGTAGTTTGTTTCGTTGCGTCGGCCAGCTCATTTGCAAGGCTTCCACAATCGGGCGCATAGCCACATACACTTGGCCGTCATACTCGGCGGCAATCAGTCTCGCCCCTTCAAAAGGGATATACAGGCTTTTGTTCACTTACATTCTCCAATAAAAAAGCCCCGGCTCGAAAGCACGGGGCTGATTTACTGCGGCACACCCACCGCAAAGCGGCTCGGTATCTACGCGATTTAAGGCTGCCTGAAACGCAAAAAAACCGCCCGAAACCGGCATTCCGCCTATTTGAAAAATTGCGCTATGGCTGCCAAAACAGCGGCGGATCCCGTCAATATGGCAAAAATCAAAGCGGCATTGGCCAAACGTTTGCCGACAATGCCTGCATCTTCAACATTCATCCTTCCACCTACCTTTACCTGATGTTTTGGTTTATACTTAATCAAGTTCAAATCCTTTGCGCATGAAAGGGTTTAAAACAGAAACGCCGCGATGTTCCCGCATCACGGCGTTTTGCTATTCCGAAAACGACAAAGCCCGCACATTGTCATGTACGGGCTTAAAAATTCATATCCTTTGGGCGTGCGAAAAGCCCCGCAGGGGTAACGGTTCAAATTATACACCTATTGTCAGGAAAAACAACAGGCCGTCTGAAAATTTGATAAGGGGGATTAACCCCCCCATCCCATCAAGCCTGATGCGCGAGGCACGGAATCATGCTGTCTTCATGCGGCATCGAGGCGTAGCTTAGGGAATGGCGGTAAATTTTCCCGTTCCGCACCGTGACGGCGTAGTGGGCGTCCCGTTTCAGGTCGAACGGGATATTGGCCTGACGCTCAAACAGCTTCGGCACGGTTTCCAAGTTCACAGCTTCGGCTTCGCGGTATTGCGCCCCTTTTTCCACGGCCACCCGCGCCATCAGGCTCAACACTTCGGGGAACTGTTCGGGCGGCACGTCTTTGTAGCCGACCTTGAATTTCGATTTGACCGCGCTCCACAAGGTGATCGCCAAGGCCTTTTGTTTCTCGAACGGCACGGACTGGATCAGGATATTGTGCAGGGCTTTAACTTCCGCCTGTTGCTCATGGGTCAGGCCGGACGGCAGGGCTTGGCGCGGGGCTTGCGGTTTCAGACGGCCTGATACTTCATCTTCCAATACATCCAGCACCCAACGGCGGAACTCTTTGGCTACTTTGGTTCGTGCCAACATGCCGAGCAGGTGGCAGCCGCGCAGGCTGAAGACCCTTACCTGCTGTTTGCCGCCTGCGGTGGGCAGTTCGATGACTTGGGTCATGCTGTCGGTAAATTCGTCGGCGTTGCGGTCATAAAGTTTTGCCATATCTGATGATGGATTTTTATAACCTAAGGCACTTCCAATCTGGAAGCTCCTTAACCAAGGCTGGCCGTTAATGTCGGTAATTTGGAAATCGGTGTCTTTAAAAGAAAGAGATAATGCGTTCATGATGAACTCCTGTAAGTTTAAAGGTTTTAGGAATACCCAAATTGGGCGGGGGTGTCCTAACGCACTTACAGTAGCGTCCGGGGCATTGCTGCTACCCGCACCCCCATAACTTGAAATCTGTCGCAACCAAGGAAACGGAAATGCGGCAAACATATGATGGGAGTAGATACGAAAAATCGCGCAACAGGCGCGTTTTCTGCTGTAAGTTTGTTAGGAATTCTCATCATAAACAAAACCCCCTGCGAATGCAAGGGGTTTTTTTACTATTTCTGTTCGACCGAAACTTCCACTTTATTGCCTGTGATAACGCAATATGCCCGATAATCAATCTGCATTCCAAGTCCGTTTTTAGCCGTAAATCCACGGGTAACCAAGATATTGCCATTCGGATTTACTCCGGTTGCCGTGTCTAGGAGGTGCGGGTCAAACGTTCCGGGATGATTCAATTGAGCTTTAATTGCCGCATCACACTGACTGATGACGGCTGAATTATCAATCTCTTTATCCTGTTCAGCGGTTGATTTTCGGCCGGAATTAAGGTCGTCAGTAGATACAAAAAAGCGTTTACCATTCCTGCAATCTACAAAGAAAACCATTTGTTTTGCTTTCGGGTTGCTGCGTGCATCTGAAATATCAACACTTTCTACTGCATCGCATGAATTCTCCCGGGCAACATGTTCGGCTATCCGTGGCAAATAACCATTCATTTCTTTGACGGCCTTCTCGCCCCACTGTTTGTACAACTTCGGATAAGTTTTCTTATCGTACTTAAATTCCCGCACAGATGGGGCTATTTTCCCATCAATACGCTGTTTTCTGGCCACCGCCTCTGCTTCGTACCGCTCAAGCTCCGCCTTGTCCGCGGCCGCCCTCTCTTCCGGCGTTAATTCCTTTTTCGACACAGCGCACATGGCAACAAATAGCAAGATAAAAAATCCACCTACTATTAGTTTGATTTTATTTAATCTTTTTCTTTTAGCCGCAGAATTAGCTTGCCTTTGGTTATATTGCTGCCGCCGCTCTTCTGGGTTTTGAGGTTCATTATAAAGGGCGACCTTCACCGCTTGTAGGAATGCGTCGTTCTTCTCCACCAGCATTCGGCGGCCATCAAAAAACACAACCTCTATCACGCCGCCGTCCTGCACCTCATAACCTGCAATATCAAGCAGCGCAACCTTCCCACCGCGAAAAAGAACAATACAATCTTTTTTTAAGACGGCTTTCCCTTTATGAAAATCGCCAGCCAGTATGTTGATATATGCCATTTCCCCATCTTTCATTAAGAAGTGTTAATTTCCGCAATCATACCGCAACCGTAAAGAAAATCAAACCTTCTCAAACAGCAAATCAAAATCGTCCCCTGCCGCCTGCCGTATCGCCCCATACCACGCGGCCAAGCCTAAATCCGTCTGCGAATGCAGGGGCCCCTCGCCGCACCGCCTGATTTCCGCCTGCAAGCGTTCCTCGTAGGCTGCCTGCGACTTCGCGCCGATGCCGAACGAAATACGGACGGCCTCCTGTTGCGGCGCATCCACCTTCGCCCACGCCTGCAAAGTCAGAAACATGGCATCTTCGCCGTATCTCAAGCCGATTTCAGGCTCATGCGGGTAAACTTCCTCCCCCATATAGCGGCTTTCGATACTCAAGCACCGATTGCGGCTGCGCGTATCACGGTAACGACGCTCAAAAGCCCGCGCCAAGTCGTTCATAAATTCAAATTCTTGCTGATTCATAGCTTGATTAACCCTTTTTCATGCAACAAAACCAAAGTCCTCATTACGCCTTCCGCGAAGGCCGTCTGAATTTCCCCTTCCGCACAATCCGCCTTCAGCCGCCCATCGGCCAAATCGTGACAGCGCGAACAGGCATACGCGCCCATAAAGTCGGGCGGCTTGATGCCCGTGCCGCAATAGCCCGCCAAACGGTAATGCGCGAACACCGTCGTTTCCGGGTCATGATTGCAAATGCCCGGAAACCGTATCTGACAGCGTTCGCCGCGTGCCGACTGCGTAATCTTGCTCATCCGCCCATCTCCATCATTTCCATAGCCGCCCGTTCGGCGGCCTCCTCCGACTCAAACTTCGACGACAACATCATGTTCCAAGCCACCTGAAAGCAGTCCCGGTAAAACCGGTTGAACTCTTCCTGACCCATACTGTGGAAGCTGATGCTTTTCGCCTCCTTGCGGTATCCGTTTGGCGTCTCGTAAACATCGAAATACCCCGCCTCAATCGTCAGCCACTTGCGGAAAGCCTCCATGCTTTGCAGCACCGCGCCGATTCTCTCGCCCCGCTTTGCCGCCACCATCCGTACAAACTCGTCGGCAAACTCCAAAAACAGCCCGCCGCTCGAATGCATGGCCTCAAGCCGCCGCGCAAAACCGCCGATCAGCTTCTGCTCCC